CGTTCCCCCCGCTGTTGAAGTGCACATTCCTTCGATGGATGACGCCTCCTTCGACGCTTCTGCGAGCGTCGAGCTCCTTACTACAGGAGTAAACAAATTGAGAACTGTGCGCTACATCATCTTCTCTGAGCAGCTCGTCATTGGCGATCAGTTCACCCGCAGCTTGTTCGGTCGATTTTTGCACTACACACACATTGCTCAAAGCAAAAGAGTTGAACTGCACAATCTCGATAACGGATTCGTGACCGGAAATATTCTGCAACTCGCACAGAAGCAGATATCGGTTACGAAGTACTTTTGGCAATCTTGGTCGCCAGAACGTACCGACCACACGATGGAGGTCACCATGGATAGCATCTCGCTGTTTGCCAATTCCTTTACTCACGCCGCTCACGCTGACGTGTATGAGGAGCTGGCGCAGTTTGTGCTAACCCATCCCGCTTTTACCAAGAGCGCAACCAAGATATTGGCACCGGACGGTTCTGTCAAGGATACCATCGAGCTTCGAGCAACTGCGCTCATTGCCGACCATCCTTTTCATTGCGAGTACGCCAAGTCTCAAAAGATCCTGTCAAACACAATGATCTTCATCAGCAACCAGCTCTTGCTTCGTGGCCTCATCGCCCAAGCACGTAGACCTGGCCGGATCTCCCCCACCATTGTGGATTTTCGGAAAGGGGCGGTGTCAAAAACATCCCTGTCATTCGCCCTACCTTCAAAGTCTCCTGCGTCAAATCCACCATTGAACCTCTCTATAGCTTCAATGGCGCATTTCGCGTGGTGAACCCTGGGGGTACTCGGTTCTGGGTGGGCGGTCGTATCGCCTTCCCCGAGCCCACTGAGATGGAACGCCTCCACGTTAAACCGGACGGCAGTTACCATTCTCTTTTTGGTCCCTGCGTGGCACACTCCGGTGTTGTTTACGCCGAGGATAACGGCAACGTATCCCTCGCGTCCACACGCATCACCAAAGCTCGCAATCCTATTTGTCATGGCTACGAACAGGCCATGCAATATCAGCAGAGCGTGTTCATATCATCCAACACAAACATATTGTTAGACTTAGCTCTTTCTTACGAGGGTGACCTCGATGACTATACCAACATGGTCCTAGAGTCAGAGCTTCATCACGACGACACTCACACCAAGCGCCTGCTCCGCATGCATGCCTGGGAGGAGTTGCTGGATAACAATAATATATACGACAACACCTGGCATGCGCCCGGTAGCGTCACACAATATAAAATGAAGAAATTCGAGATCGCTAAGGTCGGCAAAGTTCCTCGCATGATTTGTGACCTCGGCGTCGCTTGTTCATTGCAAGGTTTCCGGCTGACCAAATTCATGAAGTACGCCATGGCCAATAACCCCTTCCATATCAACGGTGGAGTTATTGAGTTCATTCCCACGCCTACTCCAGCCGATCTCGAACGCGTTTTTCAACAGCTCATTGAGCCCGAGGGTCGCTTTTACTTCCCTCTTTTTTCTGACGACTCCTGCCTTTCTTATCGGCGGGACGACGGACACATACTTCGTTTTAATGTGGATATATCCAGCTGCGATGCGTCGCACACCACAGAACTTTTTTATGCACTCAAACATCTTTTTCCTCTTCATCTTCGTGCTGATTTTCAGCAGCTGATTGATCAATGTCAAGAGTGCATCACTATATATGATTTAAATAACAAGAGCCGCAAAGTTGTTTTAGAACCAAGCGGTCCTCGCTTATACAGCGGGTCCACACTCACCACCATCATTAACAATCTCGCCAACATCCTTATCGGCATCTCCATTTCTCAAGCTACCAATGTACGTTCATCGGCCGACATCGTTCGCGCCGCTGCTCTCGTTGGCTACATTGTCACATGCGAAGATTGCTCAGATTGGCATCAGCTTCAATTTCTCAAACACTCCCCCGTCCTTAGCACTGACGGCAGAGTGCGCCCTCTGCTCAATATTGGAGTCTTACTTCGCCTTAGCGGTACCTGTAAAGGGGATCTGCCTGGCAACAAGAAGACACCTTTACGCGATAGGGCGGAAGCTTTTCAAGCCTCTCTTCTTCAAGGCGCATACCCACACGCTCAATTCACGCTTCTCACCAACATGCGCGCTCACTCCGGCATTGCAACCAGAGAGACCGATGTTATGGTTGAGCGCATGCTTGAGTACAAGGTTGTGCAGGATGACGACTACGGTGACTTCACTGTTTCTTCGTCCGAGGTGTGGGCCCGATATGGCCTCACCGACCTTGAGATTGCCGAGATTGAGATCGACTTCGGTTGCACCGGTTTCGAGAGCCATTACACCTCGTCTGGCACAGACAAGGTCCTGGAGCTCGACTACGGTTTGACCGGGCGGACTTTGTGGTAATCACTTCATTTACACACTGAATACACATATACATATAATATATAATATAATATAACTGTCTAACATACATAAAAAGGTTTTATGCATAAGTTTCTTAACTTTATTGATCACCTTTCAAAAGATCACCTGATCCTCCCTCTGGGAGCCTAG